ACAAAGTACAAAAGTTTTAATTGTTTCTACCCCTAAGGGAATGAACCATTTCTACCGCATGTGGCATGACGCCGAACGCGGTAAGAACGAATATGTGCCCACTGATGTGCATTGGTCTGAAGTTCCAGGAAGAGACGATGAATGGAAAAGACAAACTATTGCAAACACTTCTGAGCAACAATTCAAAGTTGAGTTTGAATGTGAATTCTTAGGATCTGTTGATACTCTTGTGTCTGCAGCAAAACTCAGATCATTAGTCTATGAAGATCCAATTAAGTCTAATGCAGGGTTAGATATTTACGAAGAACCTCAGAAAGATCACAATTATGTTGTGACAGTGGATGTTGCAAGAGGGGTAGAAAAGGATTATTCTGCATTTACTATTTGTGACACAACATCATTTCCATATCGGCTTGTAGCAAAATATAGAGACAATCAAATTAAACCAATGTTGTTCCCAAGTATCATCAAAGATCTTGCGGTTGCATATAATAAGGCATATATTCTTGTGGAAGTCAATGATGTTGGAGAGCAAGTAGGTCAGATTCTTCACATGGATCTTGAGTATGACAATGTACTCATGTGTACTATGAGAGGTCGTGCAGGACAATTAGTTGGACAGGGATTTTCTGGAAAAAAATCTCAGATGGGAGTCAAAATGTCTAAGAATGTCAAAAAGATTGGATGCATGAATCTTAAGACATTAATTGAAGGCGATAAACTAATCATTAAAGATTATGATACCATCAGTGAATTAACAACTTTCATTCAAAAATCAAACTCATTTGAAGCAGAAGATGGTTGTAATGATGACCTTGCAATGTGTCTAGTTATTTTTTCGTGGTTAATTGCACAACCATATTTTAAGGAAATGACGGACAATGATGTTCGTAAAAGATTATATGAAGAACAAAAAAATCAAATAGAACAAGATATGGCTCCTTTTGGATTTATTTCTGATGGTTTAGATACTGGTGAAAGTTTTATAGATGAAGATGGTGATCGTTGGCATGTTGACGAATATGGAGATATGCAATATATGTGGGATTACCGATAATGGATATTGATGACCAATTTGAACTGGAACATTTATTCCTTACAGAACGAAAATGTAGATCCTGCGGAGAAGTTAAAGACCTTATAGATGGATTTTATTTGACAAGAAAAGGTAGAGGAGATATAGCATCTGCATATTCTTATGAATGTAAAGTATGCACAATAAAAAGAATCAAACAAAACAGATCTAACGACACATCTAATAATAAATGGTCATATCCTGACTGGTAAATTGTTCATTGGCGGTTTCCCCATTATAAAAAAAGCAAATAATAAATATTTGTAGTCAAGTTGAAACTCTTTAGAGGGAAAGACATGTCGCTAAACTTAGTATCACCAGGCATAAAAGTTAGAGAAATTGATCTTACTGTAGGTAGGATAGACGCAGTAAATGAACAAGTTGGAGCTTTTGTGGGACCTTTTCAAAAAGGGCCAGTAGATGTTCCAGTTCTCATTGAAACTGAAAAGGATTTATTAAATACTTTTGGAAAACCATTGAATAATGATAATCAATATGAATATTGGTTGTCTGCATCTTCATATCTTTCATATGGAGGAATCTTAAGAGTAGTACGATCAGATTCCAGTCAACTTAGAAATGCCAATTACCCGGTTTCAACTCCAGTTAATTTAAAGATTAAAAATCAAGAAGACTATAATAACAATTATTCAACTTCTACTGATTGGATTTTTGCATCCAAAGATCCAGGATCTTGGGCAAATGGATTAAAAGTCTGCACAATCGATGCAGCTGCAGATCAAAGAATAGCAATTGGAACTTTTGGAATATCTGCGGGATTTGCTGTAACTTGTTCAATTTCAACTAGTTATGCTAGTGCTTCTGGAAACGTATTAAATTTCCAGGGATTTGTTAAAGGAATAGTAACTCAAGTTAATAAAGGAAGTATTGATGTTAAAATTGTCAGTTTACATGACGACTTAACAGGAGTATCTACAGAAGTATCTTATAATTCATCCAGATTAAATAGAATTCCAGATGGTTCTGAACAATATTATCAAGTTTTCAATAGCGTAGGAACAGCTACTTCTCTAGAAAAGTTTAGATTAGAAAATAGTGCATTAATCGGAATTGGTTCTACTACCATATTTTCTCCACCCGATCTTCTTTCATCTATTGTAACAAATAATTCAATTGCTGTTGGAGATTTAATTCAAACACTTAATGGAACGTTAACTGCAAGAGTTACAGGAATTTCTACTACAGAAATTCTAATAGATACCGCATCCCCAGTTTCTTATGCATCAACCACATTAGTTGTCAGATATACAAGAAATGTTATTGATGATACTTTGGATAAGGGGGAAGGACTTTATACTACGGAACAAAACACATCAGTTGATTGGTATGAACAACAAACTTTGGGATTAACTAATTCAGTTGTTTATTGGAAATCTATAGCACCAAAACCAGGAACATCTCAATATTGTGCAGAAAGAAATGGAAAAAATGATGAAATTCATGTTGTAGTTGTTGATGATACTGGTTCTATTAGTGGAGTTTCTGGAAATATTCTAGAAAAATATACAAATTTAAGTAAAGGAGTAGATGCAAGAATCTCACCATCGGAAAATATTTTCTATAAAAATTATCTAGCAAATGTTTCTAATTATGTATTTGCAGGAACCAGTGATTCTCTTTCTGGTGTTAAATTTACTTCTATCGATGGTTATGTTCAAACTAGTGGAGGATCTATTGCTTGGGGTCAAAATTGCACTGGAGTAAATTTTGGTGTTTCTGGAAATAAAACATATGCATTATCTAATGGATATGACTATTCCTCTGCATCTGGGGGAATGTCAGTTTCATTATCGGATCTACTATCTTCTTATGAAATTTTTAGAAATCCAGCAGAATATGATATTAATTTCTTAATTTCTGGACCAGATGGTGGAAGTACAATATTTGAATCACAAGCGAAAGCAAATAGATTAATTGATATTGCAGAATCAAGAAAAGATTGTATTGCGTGTATTTCTCCAACTAGATCTGGAGTTTTAAATACCACCAATAGTGATACTCAAACAACAAATATCATCACTTTCTTTGATTCTGTTACTTCTTCTTCTTATGCAGTGTTTGATTCTGGTTACAAATATATGTTTGATAGATTTAATAACGAGTTTAGATATGTACCTTTAAATGGAGATATTGCAGGATTGATGGCAAGAACATCAATTAATAACTACCCATGGTTCTCGCCAGCAGGAGCTTCAAGAGGTGTTATAAACAATGCTATTAAACTTGCATACAATCCATCTCAACCACAAAGAGATCTTCTCTATCCTAAGAGAATTAATCCAGTGATTTTCTCACCTGGAGCGGGAATTATTCTCTTCGGTGATAAAACGGGTCTTTCAGTTGCAAGTGCATTTGATAGAATTAATGTTCGTCGTTTATTCTTAACTGTTGAAGATACAATTTCTAGAGCTGCAAGGGCTCAACTCTTCGAGTTTAATGATGTTATTACTAGATCAAACTTCGTAAATATTATTGAACCATATTTGCGTGATGTTAAGTCTAAGAGAGGAATTACTGATTTCTTAGTTGTTTGTGATGAATCTAATAATACTCCAGATGTAATTGATTCAAATCAATTTAGGGCTGATATTTTCATCAAACCTGCTAGATCAATTAATTTCATTGGTCTTACTTTTGTTGCTAATAGAACTGGTATTAGTTTTGAAGAGGTTGTTGGAACCGTTTAATTCTTTTAAAACATCAATCCCTACAGAGGTAAAAACAAATGTCATTTTCAAATACTCCAAGTTTTAGCTCCAGAACTTTAGAAGATTTTAAAGCAAGATTAATTGGTGGAGCAGCTCGTCCTAATCTTTTTGAAGTTGAATTAAATTTTCCATCATTTGCAACTGATGCAAATGCAACTGGAGAAACCGATCAAACTAGAAGTGTAAGTGAACTTTCAAGATTTATGATCAAAACTGCTAATTTACCAGCATCTAATGTCGGTGTGATTGAAGTTCCTTTTCGTGGTCGTACACTAAAAATTGCAGGTGATAGAACCTTTGATGTTTGGACAGTTACCGTTATCAACGATGTTGATTTTTCAATCAGAACTGCTTTTGAAAAGTGGATGAATGCAATCAACAAACATGATGATAACTCCGGACTAATTAATCCAGCTCAATACCAAAGAGATGCTCTTGTAAAGCAATTCGGAAGATCTTCATTATCATCTGCACAATCCAGTGTTACATCTCCAACTATTACAACTCCTGGAGATTCGATGCCTGTTCTGAAAGCATATAAGTTCTATGGAATCTTCCCAACTGCAGTCAGTGCAATTGATCTTTCATATGATTCCACTGATGCAATTGAAGAATTCACAGTAGATCTCCAAGTTCAGTGGTGGGATGCTCTTGATTCATCTGGAAATACCCAGTTAGGTACAGATCCTCAAGTTTTGAACCCTCTATAAATAATAGAAATATAGTTCAAATTTGAATAATGCCTAAATTATTTGGTTTTAAAATTCAAGATTCGGAGGACGATAGATCAAAAAAATCTATCGTCTCTCCTGTTCCGGAGAATCAAGAAGATTCTTCGGACTTTTATGTGTCTAGTGGATTTTATGGACAGTATGTTGATATTGAAGGCGTCTATAAATCTGAATATGATTTAATTAAGAGATATCGTGAAATGGCTATTCACCCCGAAGTTGATGGAGCCATTGAAGATATTATCAATGAAGCAATTGTATCGGATCAAAATGATTCTCCAGTTCAAATTGATTTGCAGAATGTTCCTGCTTCTGACAAGTTAAAAGAAATAATTAGACAAGAATTTAAATATATTAAAGAAATTTTAGATTTTGATAAAAGATGTCATGAGATTATGAGAAACTGGTATGTGGATGGAAGAATCTACTACCATAAAGTTATTGATTTAGAAAAACCGCAAGAAGGAATTAAAGAGGTCAGATATATTGACCCAATGAAAATCAAACTTGTGAGAAAAATTAAGAAAGATGGCAAACATGTTCTAAATCCATCTTTTATGGTAACTGATGGAAAAAATGCCAATGGAAATATGATTACTCCTGAAGTTGAGGAGTTTTATGAATATGATCCAAACATGAGAGGTGGTGGTCAAAGAACTAGTACCTTTAAAAATGCTGTAGGTGGAGCAGCAAGAATTTCTAAAGATGCTATTACTTATGTCCATTCTGGTTTAGTAGATAGAAACAAACAAGTAGTTCTTTCATATCTTCACAAAGCAATCAAAGCACTCAATCAACTACGAATGATTGAAGACTCTCTTGTTATATACAGACTTTCAAGAGCTCCAGAGAGAAGAATTTTTTATATTGATGTAGGTAACCTACCAAAAATCAAAGCGGAACAATATCTTCGTGATGTTATGACTCGTTATCGTAACAAGTTAGTTTACGATGCAAATACTGGTGAGATTCGTGACGACAAGAAAATGATGTCAATGTTGGAAGACTTCTGGCTTCCAAGAAGAGAAGGTGGTAGAGGAACCGAAATTACTACTTTGCCTGGAGGTCAAAACCTCGGAGAACTTACTGATGTTAATTATTTTCAAAAGAAACTTTTCAGAGCACTAGGAGTTCCAGAGTCTCGTCTAGGTGGAGAAGGTGGTTTTAACCTTGGTCGTTCTTCTGAGATTCTGAGAGACGAAATTAAGTTCACCAAGTTTGTTGGAAGAATGAGGAAGAGATTCTCTCAACTATTCATGGATATGTTGAAGACTCAACTAATCCTCAAGAACATTGTAACTCCAGAAGATTGGAAAGTTTTGTCCGATCATATTCAATTTGACTTTGTTTATGATAATCATTTTGCAGAACTGAAAGAAGCTGAATTAATTCAGAACAGACTTAATGTTCTTGCAGTTGCTGAACCTTATGTTGGAAAATATTTCTCAGTTGATTATATCAGAAGAAATGTTCTCAAACAAACTGATGCAGAAATTATTGAGATTGATCAACAAATAGTTGCAGAAAAAGAAGCGGGAATCATTCCACCAGATGTTGACCCAACTACAGGATTACCTGTTGGGCAAGAACCATCACCAGTAGAACAACCTGCAATGGGCGAAGTTCCTATGAGTCCAGAACTTGATAGTTCTGCAGTACAAATGGAACCAACTCAAGAAATGCCCAAGATTACAATGCCTAAGGGTGGCAGAATTTAATAAATACCCCTAAGTAAACACTGAATTTAAAACAATGGATGACCTTATTGACATGATGGCGAGAAATGAATCTCCAGCAGACATTAGTGACCGAATTAAAGAAATTTTAATGCAAAAATCTGCGGAAAATATTGACATTATTCGCCCAGTAGTAGCTGCATCAATTTTCGGAGAACAAGAAATTGAAGACGAATCTGATGAAAATGCTTATGAAGATGAGTCCGACGACTACAAAGAAGACGCAGAATAATAAATAACTATTATAGAACTTTATTATAACGATGCAAAGAACAAAAATAATTGCAACAGAAGTTGCAATGCCAACTACAGCAGGTGCAGCTTCCAGTATTAGTGAAGCAACTTGTGTAAGATTATACAATGGTTCTGGTGCTGCGGCTACAGTAAGTATTTCAACTGCTGTAGGAGCTGCGACCACTAATACTTTCACACTACCAAATGATGGTGTTGAGTTTCTTCAAAAAGCCTCAACAGATGTAATTTTTGCATCTTCTGCAT